ATGCAGCACGTTGAGCAGGCTCATGACGTTGGCGATGTCGCCCTCCAGCCTGAGGATACTGTCCTGGACGTGCTGAAGCTCTTTGGTGATGTGTGCGGTCATGACTTCAACTCCAGGATTTCACGCGCCGTGTCCTTTGGCTTTGGCGCTTGTGATTTTATCAGAGCCGCCTGCACTTCAGACAGAATGCGCTCAGCTGACCATGAGGCCTTGATGCGGGCGCTCTCGGACTTGTATCCACAGCCATCCGGGCGGATGAATTCAATCCGCGCAGGCTTTGTGTGATGCGCCCAATGCGGCGTTGGGATGCCGTGCTCTTCAAGAGCGTGCCCGATCACCTCCAGCGCTTGTTGCTTCTTCATTTTTGTCACCCTGCCAAAAGCAAAAGCTCAACGTCTTCCTCGTCCATCTCTTGTGCGATCCTGGCTCTCTGAGCAGTCAGAATGGCTTGCTGGATGGTCAGTGATGTCCGCATGGCCTCAATGACGTTCAGGCGCTGGTTAGATGGCGCCTGCTTGGGCATTGCGACCGTGGCCTGTGGCCAAGCGTCCGATGTCATGGCACGGCGCAGCGTCTGGCCGCCGCCAAGCTCAAAATTCTGTCCGATGCGTACCAAGCGCCCCTGCTGACGCGCAAGTTCGATCTCATCCTCTGGTGTGCGAGCGCGGCGCTTCTGCCCTTTGCCTTTGACCTTGTGCGCTTTACCACCGCCAGCGGAACGCCCGGAACCGGCGCTCTGCTGCTGGTCTGCGATCTGCTCCGCCACCGCTGCGGCGTCCTGGGTCAGTCCATCGAGAACCTGATTGGCAGCTGCTGTGATCTCAGCGAACCCAACGGACGCGCTGGCGTCCTGCGCGAGGGTGGCCAGCGTCATGGCAACAGATGCAGCTGCGGAGATGGCGGCCTGTGCTGACTGTCCAAGGGCTTCCAGAGACTGCGTGGCGCTTGCCACGACATTGGCGTCCAAGACAGCTGTTTCGCTGATGCTATCCAGCGTCTGCGCAGCAGTGATGGCGCCATGAAGCTCGATGGATGCGCTCTGGCTGGCACTTGCCAGTGTTTGCGCTGCGGTCATGGCCGCCGTCGCCTGTGCAATAGATGTCTGTTGGACAGATGCCAAATTCTGAGCGGCGGCAATCGAGGCGCGGGCTGCTACAGAGACAGCCTGAGACAGATCACTCAGCATCTGATTGGCATTGGCGCGGCTCATGACCGATGTGAACGACGCCTGTGTGATCGCATCGAGCGCCTGCGCTGCGCTTACAACAAGGCCAGCCGCAGAAACCTCCACGGTTGCGGTCTGTGACAGGGCATCGAGTGTTTGGCTGGCACTGGCAGAAAGAAGCGCAGCCACGGCTGTCGATTGCGTCAGAGTGCCCAGCGTCTGGGCCCCGATCACAGCCTCAAGCGCAGCAACGGAAGTTGTTTGCGTCAGTGTTGCCAGCGTTTGCGATGCCGTGACCGTCACATCGCCAGAAACGGCTGGCGCCTGGAGCGGATTGCGCAGGATAATGTTCTTGGGATTGACGTCCCCCTCGCGCAGGTAGATCGTCACCAGAGATGGCGTCACGCCCATGAGCGGGCGGAGGACGATGTGTGTGCTCGCCCCCTCTCCAACCCTGAGAATGATGTCTCTGTTTGTGGTCATGTTCCGTCGCGGTTTGTGGGTATGAGTGTGTTGACGGTCGTCCCTGCGATGTCCGGGCTTCCTGCGCGGTACGCCACCAGATAGTGCTGTGCCCCCGGATAGGGCGTGCCAAGCTCGTAGTTGCCGAGGCTGTCAGCCGTGGTCTCGCCTACATAGGCGTCTGTGGCCGTGAGAAACCCCTGTACGGTCGCGCCAGAGACACCAACATCAGAGCCGTCTTTGCACTGGCCCATGATGAACTTGACTGTGCCGTTGCCACGCGTCGCCCGCTGCCATGGGCTCCAGCGCCCAGAATTTGCAGCATCCTGCCCTGATTGAGCATACCCACCAGAAAGGTCCCCACTCATGGACTGCGGCCTTGACCACAACGTCCAAAACCGTGAGCGCGCGCCAAATTCTGAATCCCCACGCCGCCGTGGCGAGAAATCACGACGCCCAGAGCGAACAATCCACGTCTCGTCCTTGAGTGTCGTCGGGTATGTCGGCATGCGCGCATCTTGGGTGCCGTAAAACATGCTCATGGGATGAGCCCCCTGTCGTGCGATGGGATAACCAACCCGCCGCCTTCTCCAATGCGCGTCTTTGAATTGTGCGACTTGATGCTTTGGCGCGCCTCGTCGAGCACAGCCAGGGCGTAAGCCTCATGGTTGATGTTCCCAGCAACACTCATGGCGCCATTACGGCGCACATCGATGCGCAGCGAGAACACGATGTCATCGCCGTGGAGGTCGTCTGGGTCTTTGGCAAAAGACGCACTCATTTTATTCGTCCACCACCACGTGAATGTTTGTTGAGGCTGAGTTGGCCGTGATGTTCCACAGAACAACTGAAGCGCCTGCGGCCACGACGACGCCGCGCGGGAACGTCCAGATGATGCCTGAGCCAATCGTGGCTGGCAGCGCGACACGCCTGAGGAACTGCGCTGGCACAGTCGGCGCCACGGACCACGCCAAGGCGCACCCTGACACACCCGCTGGGTCGCCAGGGTCTTCGGCTTGCACAAGGACTGGCGATGTCTGTGTGGGCGTGTTGCCTGCGCGGCCCAGGCCATATGTGGAAGCCGTTGCGGCGCCGATGTTGACGGACAGCTCCATGATAGCCGGGCGGTTTGTGGCCGCCGCCTTGATGTCCCAGCACGCCGCCGAAATTGTCGTGACTGTCGTGACTTGGGCCAGTGAATAAATTGCCATGTGTCTGCCCTCTTAGGCGTTGCCGTCTGTGATGGACCAGCTGGTAATCGAGACGTTCTGGCCGCTGTTGATGGACGTATTGTCGATGGTCATGTCAGCCCCTGATGTGCCAACCGTCCCCTGCATGTGACAGGTCGTGCCATCTGAAGCGTACACGCGATAGTGCGCTGCTGTGCCTGTGCCTGATGCCGTCACGGCAAGCGGTGTGCTGGAAAACGATTTGCTGCCGCCGGAAGCCGCCCCAGCCCAATCAGACGCCAGCGTCCACGAGGCCAGCACAGTTCCGCTGTCAGCTGCTGCGCAGTTGGCGGGCTGCGCGCCTGTGCGGATGCGCACAACAGCAGCAGTCCCAACCGACGTTTCAATTGCATCGAGGCGCGCATTTCTGACTGCCGTCGAGAGTTGGATGGCCATGCTTATTTGCCCTTCTTGCCTTTCGATTTCGGCTTAGACTCGCCACCCTCTGGGTCGTAGCTCTCGACGCCAACAGCTTTGCCATCAGCGTCGCGCACGATGCGCTTTGGGGCAGACATGGATTTTGACAGCCCCTCGATGACACTCAGGGCGGCTGTCAGATGCTCTGAAGAGCCAGATGCTTCAGCGCTCTTTTTGGCCTCTGCGGACTGACGCTCAGCCTGTGTTTTCTTGATTTCCATCTCGCGCTTGCGCTGCTCTTTTTTGTCTTCGGCCTCGGCGGCCATGATGGCGGCCTTCACACGCGCCAACTCACGCTCTGTTTGGACACGCTGCTCTTCGATGGCCATGCTCTGCTGATGGCGCGCTTCTTCCTGCTGAGCTTTCTGAGCTTCGCGCAAAATGTTCATGCGCTCCTTCTCGGCCTCAGCCTGCATCTTCTGCTCTTCGGCCATGCGCTTGGCGGCGCGCTCCTCGTCCTTCTTGATGGCCTCCTGGCGCTTCATCTCGATGTCGATCTCTTTGAGGCTGACATCCTTGGCGCGCAGTGCGAGGTCTTGCTGCGTTGCGACTTCTTTGAGTTGGAATTCGCGCTGGCGATGCTCGCCCTCAGCCTGTTTGAGGCTGATGTCCAGCATGGACTTCTGCTGATCGATTTCAGACTTCTTAATGTCAGCCTGCATCTTTGCGGTCTCAGCCTGAGCCTTTTCAGCCATCGCCTGTGCATCAGGAGATGGAAGGCCAGGAGCCTGCGCCATCTGCGGCGCAATCTGCGCTGCGATCTGCGCGATCACCTCAGGCGGCGCGGAGCCATCCTGAGGCGGCGGCACGGGCTGCTGCGGCATCATCATTTGGGCTTGCGGGTCTTGCGGCGGAGCGATCTGCTGTTGGGGCGGCATCATTCCGCCCATACCCTCTTGCATTTGCTGCTGGCGCGCATCGCCCATCACAGGCGGCATCAGGTCTTCCGGCACGCCGAGCGCACGCGCATGCGTGGCCCAGGCATACGCAAGGTGCTGGCCCATGAGCGCCATGAGGGCAGGGCCCACCTGCTGTGCCACCTGTGGGTTAGCGCCAAACTGCGGATTATTCGCAAACGCCGCCAGATGCTGAATGTGCGCAACGTGATCCTGATCGGGATACGCTTGAACCGGCTCACCCCTGAGCAAGGATTGCACTTCTGAGACAGGGCCCATGGGAGGCGGCGGCGCCGTCTGCACCAGAAGCTCCTCGATGTCTGGGACGTTCAAGCCTTCAAGCACGCGGCGCACGGCGGCGGGACGCTGAATGATGTCCGGGTTTTGTTGGGCCAGATCGTAGACAGCTTGATTAAGCGCGATGCGCTGCGCCTGAGAAAAGATATTCGGATCAGAGACGGGCACGACCGACACGCCCGGCGCGAAGTCTTCCGCAAGAATGCCTTCATGCGCGCCCTCGACGTCATAGGGGTAGCCCTCTGGCGGAGCGAACTCCTGCACAAGCTCAAAGCGCATGCGAAGCTCATCGCCAAGCGTCTTGTGCAGCCCGCGATGAATGGTCGAGAACACCTTGCCGCCCTGCTCGATCATGGCAAGCGTCGAGCCAACCGGCATGTTCTTGGAATTCTCAGAGCCGGTCATCATCTCCGTGGTTGCGGCGAACTTCTCCGCGCGCTGCACGATGTAGCCCATGATCTGGAACAGAACCGGGCTTGGCTCTTTGAAGGGCGGCGTGAAGAACGCGTTGCTCAGCTGCTCAGCTGTAGCGTCAACTTTCTTCCAGACGCCCGGCTCAATGACGAGATTTTGGTCACGCATCGCTGCGTCCGACGACATGAAGCCGCCTTGGAGCGAGGCTGTTGCGGCGCCGTCGAGAATGGCCCTGAGGGCGCCCGTTGCCGCGTCTTGCAGGCCGCCAATCATATGCAGCAGCCCCAGGCCATAGAACCCAGGCCCTGGCAGATAGTCGTACTTCACGAACACAGAGCGACGACGCTCCAGCGGGTCCTGTTCGCGCCACGCGCGATAGATCGAGAGCACCTTGCCAGAGGAGCGATCTATCGTGATCGTGTAAGGGCGTGCGATACCATCCTCGCGCTCATCACCCTCGATCACAAGCTCGCAGTAGACTTCATAAAGCTCGTGACGGATGTCGCCCTGGGCATTCGTATCAGACTCAAAATCAGACGCCTCGACGCGAATTTTGGCCTCTTCGGAAAGCTCTTCCAGAGAGGGCGCCTGAAGCTCGACGCGGCGATAAACGCCCGCCACCTGACACTTGAGGATTTCATTGCGCGTGCGCCAAATCCTGTGCGTGTAGCGCGGCGCCGACTCCAGATCGCTGAACGCATAGTTGCAGATAAAATCTTCCGCCTGCACAAAGACAGACGTATTCCGCCCCTGCTCGTAATCGCGATAGACTTTCTTGAATGTCGATCCTGTGAAGGGAAGCGCAAACAGCATGCGGCTCATGTCCGAGTACCATGAGCGATCCAGGAACATCACGTCATGGTTGATATACTCAGCCACGCGGCGGGCCCGCGCATCGTTCGCTTTGGACGACTTGCCTTTGGTCTGCCCCTTGGCGGGGCCATCGGACGGAACCAATTCAGCAAGCGCGCGCGCCCAGAATTGCACAATCGCCTCACTCAGCACCGGCATGACGGAGGCGCAGGAGCCAGGGAACGGCCCATCGTCCATTTCGCTTTCGGTGATGCCCAGCATTTCAAAGCCGCGCTGAAATCTGTCCGTCCATGGGCCACGGCTCTCGATGTCGTTGTCGATGGCATCGAGCAGGTCTTGAGAGATTTTATCCATGACGCGCTCATCCACGCTCTCAGCAAGATTGACTGAGAATTCGTCCGACGAGACGGCTGGCATGTAGTCGTCTTCTGGCGCGACGGGGCGCATTTCCCCGTCTTCGCCAAGCTCGTAAGTGCCTGTTCCTGGTACGTTTTCTTGGAGAAACAGTGAAAGAATATCATCATCGAGCGCGGGCACGCCGGATTGTGGGCTGTTCTCTGCACCCAGGTCAAAAATATCATCTGGCGTTGGTGTCATGTGGCCCTCAAGAGCGGCGTGCCCGCAACCTGAGAGTGCATGATTCGACGTTTCTTTCGAAAGAAATCTTGTCTCTATCGAGAGTTACGAGGGCTTGTGTGTCTCTTCTTCCTCGAAATGCCCGTGCCCCAGCATGATGGCCACGACGTTTTCAGCCCAGGTGTTGTCGCCACCGCGCGAACGCAGAAACGCTTTGAGGCTGGACTTGTCCAACTCGGCAATGTCGGCGTTGTCCCATTTCCCTTCTGGGGTGATGGCGCGCACATAGATGCCAGTGAGATTGTGAAGCCCCTGGTCGCTACGGCGCTCAGGATCAAACCTCAGCTGAAGGCCTTCTTTCTTTGCCGCCTTTGTTCCTGGTGCGTCCTGCGTCATGTTTGTGCCTCTCAGATGCATGCCGCTTTGATGGGTACTGATGCCCAAGTTTGAATGCCGCTGTTGGCTCCCACTCGGCGCGGATGGCGATGATGTGCCGCCCAACCGCCATGGGGCTGAGCCCCAACGCACTGGCGCACTCTGATTTCGTCGCTCCAATGTGGCGTTCAAAGAAATCACGCACGCGCGCTTTGTTATCGCGCCCGATCTCGGCGCCAAACCACCCAATGCGCTTAGAAGGCACTCTATGCGTCATCTCTACGGCTCCCGACCATCATGGACAGAGCGGGGTACTTCTCGATGATCTCGTCCATCTCGTTGATGAACCAACCATGTTGGCGTTTGATGCGCGCCTCAACGTAGGATTCAAGGATCATGCGCGCTTTATAGGACGGAGAGACGGAACGCATTCCGTCAATACGCATCTCTTCAATGCGAAGATGTGCCTCACTGCCGACAACCTCGCGGCGAACCTTTGCAATCTGGCCTTTGTCCTGACGGTAAGCCTTGCCGACAAGATGCTTCAGCCTCTTCTGAGCACCGGCCAGCGTGTATTCACCGTCCGCCCCATAGTCGCTATCCTCCATAACGGCTCCAAGCCCCAGCCCCATCGAGGCCGAGACAGGGCGCATTCCGTCCATCCCAGCCGCAGCCAATGGCCGCTCAAGGACAGATTTCGCCACGCTTGGGCCAGCCACGGCTGCGCCTGCGCCAAACTTCAAGAACCCGCGCCGTGATGCCTTGATGTCCTTCATGCTCGACGCGAAGCCTTCTCTTTCGTGGAATCCAATACTGAAGCGATGGATGGTTGGAATCGAACCAACAGTGGCACAATCGCCTTAGATTACTTAGGTCCTCGACAATTACACTGACGACGCCGTGCGTAGCACTGCGCTTGGCCAGAAACTCTCAGTGCCCCAAATCCCCGCGACTTCATGCATTCAACGCATGGTCCACGGCGGGCGCCTTAGATGCTTGGACACGTACCGCCCAATGGGTACAGCTTTCGGGCTGCACGGTTCCCAGACCTCAATCTGGGGCAAAACCCTAAAACCTCTCATCGGTATCGCGGCTTCCTCAGGGACTTTCACCCCGATGCACGGGAGACCCACAACCCCGCACCCATCGCTTCAGTCTCAAAATAGTAAACCAACGCTTTACCGATTGCAAGCGCAAAATGAAAAAGGGCAGGTTGTCCCCGCCCCTTTCCCGTTTCTGATACCGCCACCGCATCAGCACTTCTTCTTGCCTTTGCCGCCCTCTTTGGGCGCAGCAGGCTTTGGCATGGGCTTGTTGGCCATGTATCTCCTTAGAATTGAACGCGCGCACCAGCCATGATGACGTCGGCCTCATCGCCTCCAAGAAGCTCAATACGCCGTCCCGTCAGATAGATATCGAGCGCAGCCGCATCAATAGCCTGCACCACGCCCAGCCCGTAGAGCTTAGTATCGATATCATCAGCCTCTGCGGCCTCGGCAAACAGCGTCGTCTTGCCAAGATCGCTCCAGCTGCGCTCGATGCCGCCCTGCACATGCCACGCCTTCAGCGAAGGCGAGAAGCCATCCAATTCGACGCTGCCGTAAGCGCCCGAAAGGAACAAACCCGTCTCGATGTGCATCGCAGATGCGGAGCCAGACCACACTGTCAGATCATCACCGCCACCGGCAATGAAGGCAGGGACCACGACGCCGCGACGATAGCCGACGCCAGCCCCGACGCGGAAACCGCCACCTTCACCGCGATAGCGAAGCGCCACGTCCCAAACGTCCGTATTATCGGCTGTGTTGGGAGACCAAGAGGCAGAGACGAAAAATCCCTTGAACATCTCGATGCTGTCGAAACGCACAAGATCGTGGCGCGATCCATCCCAAAGGTCGAGCACTTCGCCCGGCTCAGGTCCATTGAGCGGGCGGAGCGACAACATGCGCCCAGCAACGGCTGTGTTTGCAACAGTCGTCTCAGCGATGCCGTCTGTGGCCTGGGACTGGCGGCCCATGGAGACACGCCCAATGGGGCTGTCCACGAACACGAATGAGCGGCGCGTGTAAATCTCGTTGGCGTCGTCTGGCGTGAAGAACCCATCGTGCCCGCCCACGCCGATTTCCAGCACGTAACCCGCGCCCCAATCCTTGTTGATCCTGGCCGCTCCCGAAATAGCGACGTAGCTTTCAGCTGCGGAATTCTCGATGACGCGTGCGTCGTCCTCGATGAACATAATGGCCTTGTTGATCTGGCCTGAAACAGTGAGAGAAACCTTGCGGTTGCCTTTGCGTGCCGCCACAGCTTCAAGCTCTGCAATGCGCTCTTCGAGATCAGCGCAGCAATTACCGCCAAGATCAGCAGCGGCGGCGGGCGGCGTCATGTACGACATGAACAGATAAAGCGCAGCCATTGCTGCGGCGATGCCCATGGCAATTCTGACATACAGTGTTCGTTTCTCGTCCATGTGGACCTCCAAAATTGCCGCCTGACGCGCGGTCACTGTGCGACTCAAAGCGTGACGGGCAGCTTCTAACGGAGTTTACCCACGACGCCAGTCAATCTGCGCTTTCCTTCGGCGGAGTGTGATTCTGCTGTGTCTGATCTGACACGGGCTCCGTGCTCACTGTGCGGCGCAACGCTGCGCGCACGGCCATCATCCTGCGCATCGTCGCGGCGCCTTTTTTTGACGCGCCAACACGAACGCGCATGTCATCCACGCCTTTCGCCATATGCTCACGTCTCCACTAGCCAGCGGTCTATAAAAAACTGCGCGCGGCGCTCTGCAAGGTCTTTGCTATCGGCGCCTGCGATGGGCTCGCCATCAACAAGATATGCCCAGACCGGCATGTCTTCGCTCTGCGGCGGAGACACATCAATACGGTGCCCCTTGTAGTGCCCGTAATAGTATCCCATGCCATCCTGCTTGGCGCTGAGTACGCTTTTGAAGTCGTCTTCAAAGCCAGTCTCTGGGTCAATCGCCACGGTCGCGCTCCTCCAATGGGCGGATATCAGTGATTTCGGCGCCTGGGAATTCGCTGAGCACAGCCTGCACAGACTCATGTTTGATGATCTGCGCCACAAGCTCAAAATGCCTGCGATTGGCCTGAGCATATTCAAGTGTCCTCAAGGCCGCTTCGGCTGCTTCCTTATCGTGATCGTGGCCCTCGGCGTGCTCGATGAGATCAGCAAGCGCCATGATCTGCCGCTCGATGGGGACCTTCGCCATGCGGGATCAGTCCCCAAAGATCAGCCGCTTGACCCAGCGGATGAGACCCAAGCGCTGACGTGGCTCCCAGAGCGCGCCCTTGTAGCCGCAGGCGCGGCCATCAAGGCGTTCAAAAGCAATGTACTCGCCCGTAGCACTGCACCTTGAAGAGGTCTTCACTCTGGAGACGCCATGCATGCATGTTGAACAAGCACGCGCAGGCTGGTCCGCTTTCTGAAGCGGTGTTCTTCGGTCTGGGTTGAGCACGACAATGTTGTCCATGTTAGCCTGTCCGTGTTTGATGTTTTTGCGCCAAGCGCAACAGCACAATGTAACCAACCAAGTCGAGCGTGACGTCATCCTGATCTTGCGCGCGCACGCCAGAGCGCACGCGTGAGAGCTTGTCATCGATGCGCACCAGCAACTGCTCGATGGGAGAGGCCCGCGAGAAGACCCGCATCGGATCGAGGGCTGAGTTTCCATAGGCTGCGTTCTTCGCAATCAGCATGGAGCCGATTTCCCAAAGCTCATTACGCACAGCCACCTCGAACGGCGTTGGCCCATGGGGTTGGGTGCTTTGGGGTTGCTGCTGGCGCACAACGCGCGGCATGGGCTCTTCTGTTGCCTGTGCTGGCGCCAGCGCCTTGCGGAAGTTTTCGATTTCTTCACGCAAAGCTTGTCCTGGGAACGATGTCATTTGCGCTTTCCCTTGATCCTGCGGGCATCGTTGTATGTCACGGGCGCATCGACGGGCAGCAGTGCATACGGCAACGCTGTTTCGCAGAACTTGATACCGGCCATCTTTGCGTATGCGTCGCCATTGGCATGCTGGGCGACCATCAGCAGTTCACCAAGCGCCATGTCAAAAGTGGCGCACGCCGTTTCGATTGAGACCTCACCAACGACGTCGTGAATTTGCTCCGTCAATGCGCGCATCACGTCTTCCGTTCTCATCCCAGCAAAGTCACCATCTGGGATGATATCGGTCGCTTCGATGGGGGAAGCTGGCTGCGCGCTCTTTTGGGTTTGGATGGTTTTTCTGCCCATTCTACTGCCCGTCCTGGTCTGCGTCTGACGTCAGACCGAATTCGTCCGCGAGGGCAATCAGGTTGTCTGACAAATGATCCACCATGCCGCGCGCGGCCTCTTTGTCTCTCGACGCGGCGGCTTCAATGCCAAGATAGATCATCTTGGCGGCCACCAGAATGATGAAAGAGATCGACGCTCCCACCAGCGTGTGCGACGAAACGATGTGGTACGCAACGCGATGCGCCGTCTCATCAAGAGCAATAACGCGCTGACGCGCATCTTGCGCGGCATCGTCGCTTTGTGTCTGCTCTGCCGTTTCGCTCATGAGTGATTTGTCTTTCTGAGTTTCTGTGCTGCGGAGATGTGTGGATTGCCGCCCTCAGGCGTCTTCCGTCCGCGCCATGACGTCGGCATAACATCCAACATTGGCGCTTTCTTCCCGCAGCCTGTGCCTGCGTCCGATCACAGCATTGCGCGTCACATAGCGCCCGCTGGCTTTTGTGATCTCCAGAGCAATCTGCTCAGCCTTCATGTTCTTCCCTGAAAGTTCCATCAGCATGGCATCGTACCTCGGCCACACACTGTATGGTCTCCCCGCCGGGTCACGGAGGCGCGACGTGAGCCCAGCTGCGTAAGCGATCTGACGCTTGGCTGTGATCCGCTCTTTGTGCACGGCCATATAGTGATCGTATTTTTTACCGCGCGCGATCATTGTCATCGCCGAGGCCGCACTGCGGGCTCCGACGAGCTTAGCGATATCTTCAATGCTTTCGCCGCGCTCACGCATCTTTGCAGCCAGTTCACAGCGCTCTCGAAATGACCCGGCAGGATGAGGAATGATGGGCCGCCCGCGCTTGCGGTTGCGCAGCGGGCGCTTCTCGTTTGAGAGCATGGCAAAATCTCTGTCGCTATTGCTCATGATGCTTGGCTCTTCCTGTTGTCAAACTCAGCGGGGGACTGGCGCGCGCCGAGAGAGGCCAGCTGGCCTCCAAATGCAATCAGGGCCGACACGGCGCTTTGCGCTTTTGGATCAAGCCCCAGCGTTGGGCGCATCTCTGAGAGAGCGCCAACGATCAGTTTTTTGATGGGGATTTCGACAATCATTGACGCCTCCTGATTGGAGACGCGCACGCCAATGATAATTTCGCCAGCATCTGTCACGCGTAGGCCAGCCTCGGCACTGCTCAAGTAGTCGCTTACGCTTTGCGTTGCGTTCTCAGCAACAATGCGCTCCAGGTGCGCCGTCGCCGCCTGCATCACCTCGGCGACGGCCCCGCCATCGGTCCAGGTACGCGTTGCCATGTGCTCGTCCCACGCCTTGCGGCCAGTGATTGCGACGGACTGCTTGCCGTAGAATTTATTTCCGATTGCCACGATGGCCCCAATCTTAGGTGCTGAATTGCAAGAACGCACACGACTGAGGGGTGAAGCGCGAGAGCCTTTGCCTGGGAGACAAGCGATGTCTGTAAGGGGACAGAGCACCGCCGCGATGTTACCCCCGCGCTTCGATATGAATCATACGGCACGCCCGCACACCAGTCAACCGGAACTTTACTCTTATCGTCCGCCCCAGAGCTTGCGGCGCGTCTCTGGCGTCATGCGCTCGATGTCGTCAGTATCAAAGTCATTGCGGACTTTGCCAATCTGCGAGCCGTAGAGCGAACGGCCAGACCGGCGCTGATCCGAGCGGCGCAGAAGCTCCTCCTTAACCTCCGACTCATCAAGCTCATCTTCGTGAGTCTGGAAAATGTGCCTGTCGCGAAAATACGCAAGCGCCATCGTGACGGTATCAACACCGTCGTCATGTGTGCCGTATGGAAAGGCGGCGCACTGATCCAAAAGAGCATCAGTTTTGGCTCCTGGCACATACCAGACGGAGCCCTGCTCCAGGATGACAGCAATGGCATGCGCACGAGGGAGTTTGCCTTTGAGGCCCGGCTTACCCTTGGGAAGCCACGCCATAACAGGCACGCGCTTACGGCGCATTTCCTGGATGAGTTGTATGCCAGACGCACGCTTTTCGACGAGCACGCGGTCTGGCTTGAACAATTGGCAATGCGATTGGATGCGCGTTCCGTCCTCGCGCACTTGGCCATGCACAACGACATCCATGAGATCGACGGCAGAAACGCGGTCCTGCCACGCCCCCAGCAGAATAACGTGCTTGTGCTTGTACTCTTCGCCTGTGGGTTTGCGGGATGTGCCCTCAAAAACCCCCCATGCCGACATGGCAGAGAAGTCGTTTTCCTCGCCCTCTTCGAACGCCGTATCGTAACATAGGAATATCTGTTCGCACTCTGGCAGGTCTTTTTTCGTCCACTCGCGCCAGTAGTGCCGCGCCAGGATGGCGCCTTCGTTGGGGGCGGGGCGCTGCTGATAGAGCGAGGACCATGTGCGCGCCTGTGCGCCACCCTTTTTAGCGCTTTCTTGCAGGCGCTTGGCATCCGACATGCGGAACCATTCGGGCCAGAGCAATTCGCCCTTGGCGCGCCCCAGAGGATCATCTGCGTGTTCTGCCAGAAGAGGCAAATTGATCACGAGATAGAGACGCCCATCCGTTGTGCGCCAGAGCCCGCTTTGTCCCTTCCAATCGCTGCCCAGCAACCGCCCGCCGAGATCGTCCTCGTGCCAGCGTGTCATGATAATGAATATTTTACCTTCCGGCTTAAGACGGGATTGCACGTCGTCGAGATACGCTTCCCAGCGTTTCTCGCGGATCAACTCTGAATCTGCCTCTTCGCGGTTCTTCACTGGGTCATCGATGAACATATAATCTGCGCGGATGCCTGTGATTGTGCCCCCAAGGCCTGATGCGCGATAGGTCGAGTCGATTGTGAGGGACCAGTCATTGACGGCGGAGTTGTCGCCCGTCACCGTGCAACCCATAATCTTAGAATACTCTGGAGACTTGCAGATCGTGCGGACACGGCGGCCAAATCTCTGCGCAAGGTCGTCGCCATACGACGTCGCGATGACGTTTATTCCACGATTGCGTCCTAGCAGCCATGCAGGCGCGATCACAGAGGCGTAGGTGCTTTTGGCCGATCCTGGCGGCATGTGAACGAGCACGCCGTCGATATCGTTGTAGACGCCATCTGCCAGCTTCTGGACAGCATCGATGATCAGATCATGGTGCTTGGCTGGGTGAACGCGCGTTGGGAAGAATTCAGTCTCATCGTAATTCGACGGCGCACCTGGGACTTCGATCATCTCGCAAAATGCGCGGAGGCTATCCTTGCCTCTGGACCAATAGGCGTCCTCCAGGACGGCGGTGTACTCTTCAACCTCTTCATCCGAGAGCGCTGATAGCTCGGCGCGCGTGAGGGCGCGCAGGGGTGGCGTCTTAGTTGACGTTGCCGCTGCCATTGGCCTTGTCCAGGTCCAGATGTTTCACGGGAACAGGAACAGCGGCTGGCACCTTGGCGTCTGAGACCAGCTTGGCTTGTAGCTCCAACAGACGGCTGAACCGCTGCTCGCGCGTCAGGTTTGTGAACGTCTGATCGATCTCGATGGACTGGTGCGGCTTACCCTCAAGGCGATCAAAAACCATCTGGATGGCTGTCAGGTCTCCCTCCTCGGCCATCGTCACCAGTTTTTCCGTAATGGCCCTGACGCGCGTTGGGCTCTGTGTGAGCATACGGCGCAGGTCGTCACTCAGGAGCTTCATCCGGCTCTTGCCGGACGGGTTGCCGCTTACTCCAGGTTTCCATGCCGGGTTGGCCATGGCGCGTCTCCAAGTGGAATCATTTGCACCACACTGCCACAAAGCGAACAAAAAATAAGCGGGCCCACGAGGAGCCCGCCAGTTGTTCCCACAGCCCCTCAAACGTCCAGGGTCTATCACGGCTCGCGTGATGGAATCATATGTATCTGCGCTCACAATACTTTGCAATCACTAAGTAAAGGCATGATGCATCATCAATGAATATTCGAAATACTTGTGTCTTGGCCGCAACGGTCAAGATGAGACGTTCGAAATACTTGGAGTCAAGCATTGACATATTGCGGTGCCACGAGGCGGCCCGCGCTCACACGAGCAGGACGGATGTGCCCTTTCTGGGCAGGACACCCACTGGCCCGTCCTGCCATTGATCCTGGGTGCCGTCCTTCAGGACGACGCGCGCAACCTGCGCTGCTCAAAGAGCAGGATCACCCCCAGGATAGACCCCAGGATGCCGCCAGGATGGTCCTACAGGATAGCCTTTAATTTCAGCGGCTTGTGAATTTTTTGGATGGAGCGTCATTTAGACATTGACAAAAATGATCGAATCGAGATACAAGCAGGACACCAAGGCACACATCCTGGAGGACAAGGACCATGACGCAGGCTACAAACATGACGATGAGTAACAAGCTCTCCGCTCTGAATGGAGACCTATGCAACTCGCTATCTGCCAATGACCGCGCGTTCCTTTTTCAGATCAGCGAATCTATCCGCCGCTGGGGCTGGACGGACGGGCGGGAACGGGGTATTTCCGAGATGTACACGCGCGCCACGGCGCCGAAGCCCGTCATCACGGGCGTGCGATCCGTGGAGGCTATCCATGATCTATTCAAGACGGCTGGCCTGCGTCTGAAGCATCCGGCCATCACCATCCAGCCCGATCACCTGGGCTATCCCATCCGGCTGTCCGTCGCCACGGCGCAGTCGAGCGATCCTGGCGCCATCTGGGTCGCTGGCCCCACACGCAACAGCATGGGCCGCCGTCCCTACTACGGCAAGATCAGCACAACTGGAGCTTGGCTCCCAACTGCTTCCGTCGTTGCGCGCCGGGAAGCCGATATCATCGGTGCGTTTCTGATCGCGTTCGCAAACAACCCTGGCGTCATGGCGGCACGCTGGGGGCACAAGACGGGACGCTGTTGCTTCTGCAACCGTGGCCTGACGGATGTGCGCTCGACGGAGGCAGGCTTTGGGGAGACGTGCTCAAAGCATTGGGGGCTGCATCATCTGTGGCTGACGGCGCACAAGGAAGCCAAGGCGTTGGTCGCCGCCTAACACGCGCGATCTGAAAACAGAAACGGCCAGAGGGACGGGAGCCTCTGGCCGTCTTTCTGCGTATCGCCAAGGGGAGGAGCGTCCACGCAGCATCGCGCCCGGCCATGGCGCCGGACGAGAAGAAGAATGAATTGAATGGAGGAGAGGCTGTGGGAACAGCCTTTTTCTGATAGCGCGCCGCGCGCCAAAACGCAAGAGCGAAATTGATGTGGTGCCAGCGGGTGGCATCGAACCACCGGCCTGCCGATTACAAATCGGCTGCTCTGCCACTGAGCTACGCTGGCAATTCCCGTGAAACACTACCTGAGCAAGACGCATGCTGCGGCGAAACCTAGGCAAATGTTCGCACCAGCGCCTGCATCAAACCCAAACACAACAGTGGAGATCGCAACGCCGATGAAGAAAGAAATCGCCGCGCCAATCCTGTCAGCAACACTGATCATAGCCTGTGCCTCGCGAGTTTGTGGTCAGGGCGGCAGGGATCGAACCTGCGGCCCCCGCATCCCAAATGCGGTGCTCTACCCCTGAGCTACGCCCTGCCGTCACAACTCATAGCATGGACCTTTGACACCAAAAGCCCGGCCACCAACTGTGCCAGATCGGCCTCCATGCCGGGCTCTGACGTCTCCATGATGGACACCGCCACAGCGTCGAGAATGCCACTATAGAGCGCTTCAAGGGCCATTCCCCGCCCCTTACGGCGGGATGGTGGCCTTTGAACCAAGCGCTGATGTGCGGCGAATGTATCGCGCGCCGCATCAATGCCTGCTTGTACTTCACCCTCGGCAGAAGCTCGCAAATCATCCAAGGCTTGTCTATACGACACGGGCCTGTGGCGTGCAGCAGACGATGCTCGTGTTTTCTTCAAAGCCGCCTCTCGACTGCGCGAATACTGATGCATCGGAGAAGCCTATGAAGTAAATTACTGATTCTGCCAAGACGTCGAAGACCGAACGTTCCGAGGGGTGGGAGTGATTTCCCCTCGGAACGCCGTCTGCCAGCTGGTCAAGGATACCCAGCTGGAAGCTCTGTGTGCTCGCTACATGCCTGTCACACCCCTGAGGGCATGGCGAACGAACGGGGATGCGCGAGCATATTGTCCATACTGGCTCGTCCTGTGGGCGGGGTCAAATGCCCAACTCCTGATGGTTGAGATGTCGCGCGAAGTTTTGTCTTTGTCCTTCGGCTCCTGGCCGCCGAAGATGCGCACGACATCTTTGGGTGACGTGGTGCGCCAAACGCCGCCAATCGCCATCAGACGCGTGCATTCGATGATATGCTCCATTGTCGTGGGCTCACTGGTGTAACCATCCCAACCCGTGACGCCGCCATCGGAGAACCACACGCGCGGTCCAGGCTGACGCGCCAGCCACGCCAGAGCAGGGCCATCACATCCGTTGCCTCCGCCATGAAATTTCTGCCATGGATCATCAGAGGCAACAGCGCGGCCCTGATGCGCCAGGATAGTCAAGCGCCCCATGTGGAGGTTTGACCCGCTCGGCGTGAATTCAGCGTGATCTGTCCCCGACGAATAGGCAGCGATGGTCATGGCCGGAACCGCCTCGATAAGTGCCATGGTCTGCGCGTGAGACCACGACATCGAGCCCGAGATATCCAGCAAAAGCGTGCCACCGGGGCGGCGCCCACGGCTATCGAGAATAGCCTTGTCACTGAACCAGCGCGAAAAGTGCCGTGGAATTTCCCCGTCAATCGAGGGGCGCCCACGACGGGGAACGCGCGCCTTGAACGCCCGCACGAGCGCGGGGCGCACGATCTTCATGGTTGTCCACATCACATTTGGGTCCGTCGTCAGCGAGATGTCGATATCCATCTCTTTGACAAGGATATTTTCGTCATTGTCTGTGATAGCTCCGCCAGCAGCTGGGCGCGCGACCATGGGAGGAGCGCCACGCATGGGCGGATGTCTTTTATCCTGTTCTTCGGCGCGCCTGATGGCCATGCGCACCGTCTTGACGGACTCCTCCTGAAGGGTGCTCGCGCCAGAGCGAATGCGCGCGTTCTCGACCTCAGAAGAGGCCTTTTTGTTGGCGGCGATGCGCTCTTTTTTGCCGCCCTCGTCTGGCGTCTTGTCTTCCTCGCCGTTGCTGCCGTCATCTCCGCCTTCGCTGTCGGCGCCGTTTTCAGCGCCGCCATCGCTATTTTTCTGGTCCTGCTTTTTAGGCTCAGACTCCTTGTTGGGGTCCGAGCTAGAACCGCCGCCCGGCTGCTCGCCAGGGTTATCACCCTTACCCTCCTGCGGCTTGCCGTTTTCGCCGGGCATTTTGAGGCTGGGCGGCGGCTCCTCGACCTCCTCCTCGACAAGCAGGCGCTCCAGGGACTCGCTGACGTGCGAATACAACTTCAGGAAATCACTGCGGATGCGCTTGGTCCGCTGGGCCGCCGTCAGGGCGTCCATATCAGAGGGCGTAGCTCCGCCATAGATTTCCTTGGCGGTGTCGAAAATACTGCGCGTCGCCGCAACACCGCGTGCGCCAAGGCGCATGGCGTCGTCAAAGGCGTCGAGCCCAGGCGTGCCGAAGTCTGCTTCAGCGGTCTTGCGCAGCGTGTCCAGGATTACGTCGAGATCGAATGTGCTCGGAATCCCTTCGATTTTATGCCCATGCATCGAGCCGAGGACGCTGACCACACCCACATCGAAATTGCGCGTGGACTCGTCCCTTTCTCCGCTCTGAGTCGAGGCCTCAGACAGAGCTTTTGCAGACTCTCTTGCGCCGAGCAGCGCGGAAACGCAGCCCTTGAGAGTGCTGGCTGAGAAATACGTGTCGTCAGGCGTGATATCGTTGCGCGCTGCGATGTAGCTCAGGCGCACGTCCTCTGCGATCTGCGCTGCCGTGCCTGACATACGGCCAGACGTCGTGCGCTGAGATTCGAGCACCGGCTGAACGTCGGGGGTAAACCGGGCGTGCAGCATCTCGTGCAGGCGCACAGCCCGCACATCAGGCTGCGCTTCGTCAGGCACATCAGAGCGCGGCACGGTGATGGTTGCCGGGGTGCCCTTGTTTGCTGTTGCCTTGGGCAGCGCCGTTGCGCCCAGCAGAACATTGGTCTCGCGCTCGTCCCAGGCATACCGGGGCTGCGCAACGCCTGCAAACAGAGGCTTGCTCGCGGGGCGCGTAGGTTTGTTATTAAATCCAGACATGACCACTCCCTGTGGTTATAGAAACGAAGCCGGGCGAGACGCGAGATACACTCGCCCGGCTGACGCAACGCAACGAACGCAACAGAACCTATGCGCTGGCGCCCTTAGGCGGCCTTCGCGATCTTCATGGCGCTGATGAGGGCATTGCCCGCATCCTGGCCAACCACGAGCCGGGCGGCGTCCTTGATGTCGAGGCCACGCGATACCAGCCGGTCCATGGCGTTGAAGTTGCGCAAGCCAATCGGACGCCCGCCACGCCCCTTGGGGGGAGGATTCGACGGCACATACACAGTGCGCTTGGCCGCCTCAAGCAGCTGTTCCGAGTGCCACAGGCCATGCGTGAACGCAGCCGGGTTGGGCAGGGGCGCCTGAAGCACGACTTCGAAGCGGTCCAGGAGCGCTTCCGGGAGCGTCGTCGGCAGCTGATTGGTCGTCGCGACGCACGAGAAATCGCCATGCGGCTTGATCTGCTCGTTTGTCGGGAGCGTCAGCTTGGCCGATTTGTGGTCGTCAAGATAGCCGAGGAGCAGCGTCAGCGTATCGCCCGATGCCGCGTCGATTTCGTCGATCACCAGTCGGCCACCCATGCGCCACGCGCGCGTTGCGGGGCCGTCATGCCACGAGAAGCCACCTGTTTCCGAGGGGAGATAATGCCCACGGATTTCTGAGCCGGGCGTGTCCAGCGTCAGGTAAAGGCGGAACACCTCGCGCGAGGTCTGCGTCGTGCCGATGTAGCTCTTGCCGGTCCCAGGCGGGCCCCACAGAAGAACACGGTTTGAGGATTTGATGGCCAGAGCGATGTCGCTCCAGATTTCCACCGCCTTTTTGAATTCAGCGTCCAATGCACTCACCACTGTCGTCTCCTTGTTTAAGCTGTTTGTTAAGCTGTCTGTGTCTGATTCTCTCTCTTGCGCCGCTACTTTAGCAGTTGGCATAGCGACGGTCAAGCATTGCTTTACTTTGAAGGCAAAAAAATCATTCGGGATTTTGGCCGAGTGTTGGAATCGCGCCGGGACGGTGCTTGTTGATGATGCAGATTGCAGTTTCGCGCGTCAGGCGGCACGCCTCACAAATCTCCTCGACGCCCCTTCCGTCCTTGGCGAGCATGTGGGCCAGATCGTAGCGCTCAGCGAGCGTCCAGGCCTGTGTGTTGAATGTGCTCATGGGTGCCTCTTGTCCATTTGAATTACGCCGGTAGCCCTACAGCATTGTGCATCTCTTTGAGCGCTATTTGATGGGCCTGCATCAGATCAGGCAGCAGCCCTCTTGTTTGGATTGCCCGCTGGCACACAAGCGCCGCGATCAATGCATTCTGGCATCTTGCGCTGCGCTCAACATCCTCTGACGTCACGTAATAAAACGTCTTAGGAGAAAGCTTGGTCGCATAGTCGATGAAGCCGCGCAGATCACGCTGTCTGTGCGCCTGAAGGGTGGCCGCATATTCGCGGTCGTCCTTAGTCCACTGCATATAACAAAGCCTCCTTTTCTAAAAACAGAACTTCGGCAGATCAGGGCTTGACGGCTTGATGCTCGGGAATGACGGCCCAGCCTTGCG